GAACAAGAAACATCTTTTTTTGGAGCTAAAATTGAAAATATGGTGAGGGATGCGAAGACGGTTGCCGATGATCTAAAATTTACCAACAAAATTGAAGATACTATTAATGACTTATGGGGTATTATTGGAATTGCAATGGATTCTATTGTCGCCTCTTGCTCCAAACACGAATCTTCCGATAATGAAAATCATTTCGCGCCGCCTTCACTTGACGATCATGTCGATTACGAAGATGACGAGCCGGAGGTTGAGGGTGAGATCGGTGAATTTTCGGTTGACAAGCTCATTGCGCAGTCGTATACTTTTGGAAAGTCCGACGAAGAGATCGCAGATGACTTCCGGAATGATCTGAAGGGTACCATTTCCCATTATGCTTGGCTATTTGTTGCACTTGGGATCGCACTCGATCATGAAGGTAAGCGAGAAATTGTCGAAGTGCTGAAGAAGAAGGCACTTGAATTGCAAGTAAGGGCTGAAGAGATTAAAAGGCGTGAACTGAAGCTAAATATTAACAAAGTAGGAGTTTAAGATGAACTCAATGAAACTAGAACAACTCAACAAGACTCTCCCAGCGATCCGATATGGAACGCTTGACTTGACTAAGTGCGAAGTCAATGTGACCTATCATCGAGACTCTAAGGTAGGTAGGGCTAAACGTGTGAAGACGATTATCGATCATAAGAATGGAATCGTCATTAAGCCTTCAGATCGCTTTTGGAAGTCTTTGTTCCACGAATATAAGCTGGGAACTCCTTCCGAGCAGTTCTTCAATTATTTCCCGTATGATGAAGTCTTCAATCGCATTCGAGAGAGAACTGATTCTCCGATGGCCGCAATTTGCCTCGAATATGTTCCCGATTCTGGCAATCAGTTTATTGGATATGGAATCTCTCGCAACAATACACAGACTCGCTTCGATTCGGTGATTGAGGTTTTGAATAAGAAATGCGACGATCTGAGGAATTTCTCGTTCCAGAATGGCGTCGTACTGGCTGAATATAGAGCTAAAGACCCAATTGCTAATTTCTCCGTTGCGGGTGATGACTATAACGGGTATTTCCAGATTCAGACTCCTATTGACGGGCTTGGAATTCCATTGACTCACATTGCCGCAGAGCGCCTAGTTTGCACTAATGGTGCAATTGCAATGAGTCCAATTTTCAGATCTCAATTTAAGGTTGAAGAGAATGGAATCAAGACGCTAGAGAGCATCATCGATAGCTATCGAAACGAAGATGGATTTATCCAGCTTAAGAATCGATTCATGAATGCTGACCTATCGTACCTCTCGATGCGAGAGGCTTTTAAGATCAGCAAATTGTTCTCGACCATCATGAAGGATCACGAATCCAACACCAAAATGCATACTGCTGTGTGGAAATTCAGCGATATGCTGGGTGATTTTGCTGAAGAGCTTGGAATTTCGAGCTTGAGTCAGCTATCGGATAAGGTCGCCAGTAGTATTCCCATGCGTCCTTCGGTGCTATCGATGATTCAGCTTCTAACTGAATGTTCTTCGCACTATTTGGATGCAAGATCTGCTGTTCGAGTCCACTCTTTTATTGGAGGGTTGATTTCGAATAATTACGATCTTGAATTGAGTAAGACTCAAATGGGTTCCTACGACGATTTCCTTGCAAAGAAATAGTCGCTACAATAAACACAGGCATCGGGATACGCTCGATGCCATTGAAAGGCAAAATAAGAACAATGTCTCAGAGTTGGAAGACCGATCTACTCGCTGAAATCAATGAATATTTCAGGAGCTTCAATCCCGCACATGCAAAGAATGCATTGAAACGTGGATATTTTGCACCTGACGGCGAGGGTAAATACAAACTTACATCATCTGGAGAGAAATTCATCCAAGATGTTAGATCGTACCTGAGAAAACAAAAGAACCGAAATTAATCGTCGGCTAGTTCTTTAATTTCCGGGTTTTTGGCCAATCTAGAGGAATAATCTTCCAATAGAGCGCCCATTAATTGATTGAGAGTCTCTTCATGGAGACTCTTTTTCTTTTTAGAAGAACCCCTCAGCTTAACCGTTCCGCCTCTATATGAGAATCCAAGGTACTTAGGATACATGGCAACGTCTGCCGTGGTCGTAACTCCCGGAACTGAGTCCCCTGTAGGGGCAACAGCACTGGCCGCAGTAGCATCACCCATTGCACCTGCACTCATGCCTTCGCCGTCTTCTAGGAGGCTCCTACGAGCCTCTAGACCCTCACATAGAATGGACAGTCTCATTAGACCAAGAAGTCCTTTGCAACCAAAGCGGCTTCAGACAATGCCATCTTGAGAGCTTCGATCTTTTCGCTTGCTTCAGGATTCAAAGTTCTAGCCTGATCAAATACCCCCTCAAGAACTAGACTGGAGTAAAGGTCGCTAATATTCTCAGCGGCTTCAGTCATCTTCTTCTTGGATTCTCCGACTGCCTTCTTCTTGGCGGCAATCTTCTCATCTATCTTCTTTCGAGCCTCAGTTAGAGGAGCCTGCTTAATACGGGCCTGTCGGCTCTCCATAATTGCGGCAGGAGCATAGATCGCCTCAGAGGAGACATTATTCATGATTTCTTCAAATTTTTCGGTAGTTAGTTGGGTGACGCTCATTTTTTACCTCTCAGTTATTTAGAAAGTTTGAATTAAAAATAGGCAAGAGAATAGTTGCCGCCTGAGACTCAAAGAGTTCTAAATATATGAATGAACTTTCAAAAATTGCCAGGAATTTACAAAATAACAAACAAGCTAAACGGGAAGAGTTATATCGGACAGAGTAAAAATGTGAATAGTAGAATAAAGGCTCATTGTAGGAAATCTAGAGTTCTTGTAATTAATAAGGCGATCCAAAAATATGGAGTTGATAATTTCGAATTTGAAGTAGTTTTATATTGTGATATTGATTCTTTGGACTACTACGAAAAGAGATTAATATCTCATTATAATACAATTAGTCCGAATGGATATAATATTGATGTTGGCGGTAAAGATAGACGGATAGCAGAATCAACTAAAAAGAAACTATCGAATAGTATGAAAGGTAGATATGTGGGGGAAAATAATCCGTTTTATGGCAAAACCCATAACGAGCAATCTATAAAATTAATTTCAATCGCTAACAAAGGAAAGACAATTTCAGATGAACATCGAAAAATTATCTCAGAAAGTTCTAGTAAACGGAGAGGTGTAGATTCTTACTGGTATGGAAAAGAACCTCCATTTAAGGGAAGATCGCATAGTGAGAATAGTCGAAAATTAATCGGGGATGCTGAAAGAGGTGAATTAAATCATGGTAGCGTTCCGGTATTAATAAATGGGGTTAGATATTCATGTCAGGAGGAAGCGGCTAGATCGATGGGTGTTTCTCGCAACACAATAAAATATCGAATACTCTCCAACAGTCAAAAATTTTCTGGATATTCATACGCATAGTTGACAGTCAAAGACAGATATAGTATGTTAAATCACGTACCAATGTCTTGATTAAAGGAGAGAGCAGATGGAAAATAAGATCATAATGAAATCCATATATGGATCTCAATTATATGGAGCAATACTCCAAGTTCGGATACCGATCTTAAGCAAATTCATATGAATCCGACTGATGTATTACTAACGGGGAAATATTCAGGATGTTTCTCTCAGAATACTAATACAAAAGGCAAGAATACATCAGAAGATGTAGATTTCGAATCGAAAGAGCTTCGACATTTTATCAAGGAAGCTCTATCTGGTCAAACATATGCGATTGATTTGCTTTTTACTCCTAGGAGATTAATTATTGAAACATCAAATACATGGGAAGAAATTATTGAAAATCGACATTTACTAATAAGTAATAACATTAAACCATTCATTGGGTATGTCACTTCGCAAGCTGAAAAATATTCAGCTAAGGGCGATAAAATCAAGGAATTGGATGCATTTATAGGAATGATCGAAAAACTTTCACATAAGTCTTCAACTACTTTAGCTGAAATCGTGGATCAGATTTATATTTCTGGATTCAAATATTTTTCTGTTAACATCAAGGGCACTGAACAATATCTATTTGGGCCGAACTGCGAGTTTCCACTAAATCGTCGTTTTGTTGAGGTCTATCCTGTTCTCGTTGAGAAAAGAAAGTCTTACTGTAAGAGAGCCGAAGAAGCCGCCAAGAATGATGGATTGGATTTGAAGGCATATTACCATGCACTCAGAATCATCTGGCAACTTGAAGATTACATGACGACCCAGAAGCTAGAATTCCCTTCGCCCAGAGTCCATCACCTAATCGACATCCGTTCTGGAAAATATACCAAGGGATACATCGAGGATTGGATTGCCTCTGAGATCGAAAGAGTTCTTCAGTTGCCAAACAATCTTCCTGAACCAAATTATGATTTCTGGAATGATTGGCTAATGGTTCAATACATGAAACAAGCATATCAGCAAAGTACTGAATTTCTAACTCTTAAAGGGTTTCTGAAGTGAAAATTCACGATGAATTGACCGCAGATCATTTTGTTGCGGGTAAATTAGAGGAATCAGATCTTAGGCTCCTTGGCTTAATTTCCAATATTCCTTATTTCGTGCGCAGGTACTTTGTTGTAGAATTGGAATCTCCAGAAAAGTCTGCTTTTCTGGAGTTCTACACTAGAAGTGGATTCGGGGAAATGTGTGAAGAGCATTTAATTAGAATCCCTCTAAAATGTAAAGATTCAATTCAACGAGTTCTATTTTGCAATTTCATTCCCGATGGAAGTGTTGCGAGTGGTGAATTGATGGACTTTCTGGTTGATTATAGGGATAATACTTGGCATCCCATTGACGCCAGTAATGAAATTGATATGTACACCACCGTATTTGGAGCGAATGCTGAGAATAGTGCAATTAAGTTAATGTCGTTCGAGGCATTAAAGTCTAGTGAGTTTCTAGACTTTGATGAAGATGCAGAGAAGACTCTTGCGGAGATTAAATCAGAGGATGAGAAACGACGGAAGGTTGAATTGGAGTCATACCTACAATCAACTAAAGCGGCATATGAAAGTGTCGATGTTAGCTTCCTTGACGGTTAACTTTTAGCTACAATATTCACATGGAAAAGAAACTAGTTCGAGTCGAATACAACGAAAAGCGCCTCCAATTTCTAGACGCTACTCTCCCATATCTTATCTTGGAAGATGGAGATACCGTTTATAACTTTGATTACTATTTCGTCAGGAATGCAACCTTCATTCGTAAGTTGAATGAGTTTGATGCACCTGTAATTCCATTTAAGTTGTGGAATTTTAAGGGTGAAGACTTGACTTCATATTACAATCATATCAAGTTCCTCGAATTTGATCAGAAAGTAGTATACGAAGCCGCCAAAGAGGTATATCCCGGCGAGTCTGAAGAGTTTTGGTTGGCTGAAGTCGAAAAGCATTACCAAACTCTACTGGATATGGATGAAGGCATCTGCGAAGCTCGTCAAGATATTGAAGAGACTAATAAAGCAGAGCGAGCCGAAAATGAGCGCAGGCAGAATCTATTGCAGGATATTGCAAATAGAACAGCGCAGGATGAGGATGCACTTCCTTCGCCAGAAGTCATGCAACTGAGAATGGATGAGACTAATAAGATTTTGGCAGATGCATTTGCTGAACCTGAAAAGTCTGAAATCATAGTAGAAACCCCAAAAATCATCACTTCTCTAAGTGATAATACCCCAACAAAGCTGGTACTCTAATGTCTGGAATGTGGAATCCCGGAGGTCGCCCTCGCAAAGTCAAGCAACCTGTAATTTCAGGACATACGCTTGAAACTCGTAAAGGCGGACTTTATCTAGTCCCTCGAAATCGTAAGGGTAAGACTCTTTGGGAGTTGGCTCGATATGTTGGAGAGGCTCCCGTAATGGATCTAGATCCAAATCAAGCTCCAGTAATGACGGATGCAGAACCGGAGTATGCTGAAATTGACGAGGCTACTTCGGAGGCGTAATGAACCTTGGGAAATATTTTTCGGCAGGGTATCTAAAAAATCTAGAAACTACTGCCAAATATCCCAATAGACTAAAAGATAAGAAAAAGATTGAAGCTCTCTACGACCTCGATGAATTCGGGGTTCGTAGCTGCTCCAATAAATCTACGCAAAACTAGGCAAACCTGAGCAAAACTACTTGAAATTTAGCTAAGTTTTATTATATTACCTACAGAACTAGCTTAAAAATCATAATCGAGAAGAAATCGCAATGTCCAAAGCGAAAGATTTTGTTGAATTTATTAAACTTAACAACAAAACTCCATCAGATCGCGGTATTACTGCTACTGAAAAGTCATTGGGACTATGGTTTCGACAGTATAAAGGCGCGATTAATGGGAAAAATCGAGGCAAAAACTATGAAAATGTATCTAATTTCTTGAAAAGTGAACTTGGAGATGAAATTTTCAACCCATGTGGAGGTGTTTTGTGAAGAAGTTGTTAGTGTTGCTCATGTGTGTAATTTCTTTGGTATGTGCAGGTGATCTAAGGTCAACTCCTTGCCAGTATCTAATGCCGGGAGAAGTGCTACAATCTGGAGGAGACTCCAATGGTCGCTACTGCATTGTCAATCTTTCAAATAAGAAAGAAGATAATACGAGCTATTTAATTCACATGGTTTACATTTGGTATCCTACTAATACATTGAGCAGGATTAATTGGGTAGTAATGCCTTTCTGCTCAATGTCTCAAATTGGCATTTTCCAGAACGGTAATAGGACAATGTATATGGTCGATACCTTGTCTGAAGATAGTTGGATGAAGCTACTGTATCGAAGGACTTGCGATTAATGGCAATTGCAGAATCCACTGAAACATATGAATATGACGCAAAGTCTGACTGGCGTAGCTACATTCATAATGAAATGTTCAACCGTTCATATAATGTCGAAGATGGACTATTGAAGAACAAATGGTTAGAACCTGTTGGAAAAGACGCACATACTTTTAGAGAACTATTAAGCAAGAACATAATTACTGAATCGCAGTTGATTGGGTTAGACCATAATCCAAATTCGCCTACCGATTCTGAAGTTAATATTCAGCATTGCCAGTCTCTATTCAGAGAAGCCACATTCCATAATAAACTGTGGACTAGTTTCTGCTATGAATATGAAGGCGATGATATTGAATATATTGTATATGATCTATTCACCTCAACTCACGGAAAAGAGTTTGAGAATAACATATATGCCACGTTTGACCTAGTTAAAAAATGTCTAACTAACATCGACCATGTAATTCTAGCGATCAATGCTGATCTTGGAATTGCTAAACGACACAACAAATCACTGGCAGAATATGAGAATTTGATTGGCAAACTAATCAAACGATCTAAACTACCTGAGATTAAAATCAATACCGAAGACATCTTCACATACCAGAACACTAAGGCTTCGACTACAATGGGACTCATTGTTGTTGAATTTGAGTAAACATAGAAACAAGGAGAGCGTCATGAAAAAGTTTTTAATTGCAGTTGCTTTTTTGAGCGGAGTTGCATTCGCATCATTCTACAAGTTGACTAACTTGAAGCGAGTCGATCAGAATCTTTACAAGTATGATGGAGGTTATGTGGCTACTAAGTATTGTTATGAGTACACATATGCAGAAGATGCTATTTTCAACGACAATACGAATGAAATCATCTTCAATAATGGCAGTAAGTGTGCTGTTGACAAGTTCTTGCGATAAAAAGGAGAGATATATGCGAATTTTCCCAGAGATGCCTAATAAGTACATTGTCCGTGAAATTGACACCCATCAGCC